GTCAGTGTTGACACTGGCCATGAGCTTAACAAGCCCATGGGGTTGCCACAAGAGTAAGTAACATCACCTTTTGGGTGGTAAAACTTTCTCTTTGAAACAATTTGTTCCCATAACCTACTAGTATGTTCACCATATGCAGCACTAAGCAGAGCGACCTCAAGTTTTCTTGGGAATCTATCTGTAAACGCTGTCATATCAGAACTATATAAGTTAGTTCCAAGACCTTTAACAAGTCTTGGTATATCACTTTGTCTATAAGTCACGTCACTTGGTAGTCTGGCTAAAGCTTTCATCATGCTTGCATGAATGGATTCTAAAGCCGTATTCGACCACCAATCTGCTATAGCAATAACTCGTGTTTTACACGCTTTATCGCTTAACAGAACGAGCTTGGAAGTTTTAAAACTTCCCTCGTGTGACTTATATGAGTCCATATCAATAAATGAAGAAGAAATCTTCATCATTTCTTTGATACTATTCATCAATTCTGGTTCCTGCCGCAAAGCGGTAAGATCCTTTATTGCATTAATAGTGGCAGGTCCATTTGGACCGGCCTTGTTACTCATAACTAGTCGTGATGGTTTCATATCAGGAATATTCCTAATATGATCCCATTTTCGTATATAACTCGATATTTCTTCAATCAGACTTTCGTCTGCTGTTGATTTATCAGTTATTGTATTCACTAAGTATTCAGGTTCGGATCTAAAAGATTCGATAATCCTGATTACTGAAAATGAATAACGGATGCTATATACATCGTCGAGCTTAGGTTTAATAAAGCTAATAGCTTTAGGAAAACCATCCTTATCTGTTTTGCAGAAAGGAATTGGATCAACAGTCTGCTTTAAAGCATACTGCTGTAAAAGCAATCGAAATCTTTTAAGTTTTTCGATAGTTTGTCCCTTTCCATGATGTTTAATCATATGAGAAACAAGATCTACGAACTTATTTATATTTCTGTCGGGATGCATGTTATGAAGCATATTGACCATAGGTAATAACTCTTTAATAGAGTTAATCCACCTTTTGTCATTATTATTTATAATCATGTTTGTGTATTTTATTGTTAAAGTACGCGTTGCTCTCGCTGAGTAATCCCAGGTGCCAACATGTAGGGTACAGGAAAATAGCCTGCGGAAAAGCCTATAAAAAATAGGCTTCACCCCCC